GTTTGAGCAGTTGCTGATGTGGTTAATACAATCATACTTATATAACGAAAGAAATAGATGAATTTGTAAAAGTCTAAAGCAAAAAAAAACCCTACCGAAGTAGGGTCTTGATTTTAAATCAAAAAAAGCATCAAGCTCCTGTTGGTGTAATTTGAGTATCTGAAACTAAACTTGCAGGGAATACACCTGAATCAATAAAGTAAGGGGAAACTTCTTCCATTCCTTCCATTGTCAAAGTAAATCCTGATAAGTCTCCAGCGGCAGCACCAGTTACGATAGTGCCACCAGTTAAGTCCATACCATTCTCATATCCACATAAGAATTGATTACCATAGTAATCTTCAACTACCATTTGGGGTCTACCAGCTGCTAAAAGTTGAACCTCAGCTCTAGTTGCAGCATCTAAATAAGGTAGAGTCAAAGCAAGTGTTTGAGTATAGAAAGTTGTTCCATTATCTCTTGAACTTGTGATTGTTGTTGTAAGTGAAGAATTTCCTTTTACATCGTATTGAAAAAACAATGTAGAGCCAGTCATTGTAATAGCACTTATTGTTTGGTCAGCATCTATAGTTGTAGATGCTATATCTCCGTAGTTACAGAAATAAACTGCTTTAATCCCTCCGAAGGCTGATTTACAAGGAACTTTTCTCCCTGATGTTATTGCGCAAGCCATAGTTTATATATTTATTAAAAAAAAAGGGTAGGTAGTAAAATCCACCTACCCCTTCTTATGTTATTATTAATTTACGAGTAGAAACATATGTCTTCAGCAACTCCAAACTGGACACCAGCAGTATATCGCATAACCATACGAACATTCTGTGAACCATCTAAATCTTGCATATCAAGAACTCGAACTTCCTGAGTGTCATTAAGCAATCCTGTGCCGAAGTACAAGTTGCTTCTTTGAGCAGCTACCATTTTGTTAGCAGACATTCCGGGGCAAACAAAGATTTTAACTCCGTTAACAGTCAAACTTCCGTTGTTCCACCATTGTGTTCCCATATTAGCTACACCATTAGCTCCAAGACCATTAGCGGCAAATCCACCAAGAGCTTGAACATAAAACTTAGCAGCAGCTGAACCAACGTAGATAAACAAATCTTCCTTACCATATAAAGCTCCGGGTATTGCATCAACAACCTTTCCTAATTCAGTAATGATGTTTGCAGCATCAAGCGTTGCAGCAGCAACGTCAATAACTCCAGCATCAGCAGCTAACAACTTCTCAAATCCATCATAAGCGTTATTTGCAGCAGCAGCAGTATCGCCTTGCCAAAGATTCAACTCATTTGATTGAGCAACTTCAGCAGCAACGTGAGCTAACATAAAGTCAGAGAACTTAGGAGGTAATGTTTGTGCCAACCCAAAGCCCATTGATTGAGCTTCCCAATCGCTAATGAAGTCTTTCTTACAAAGTTGTAAGTTGACCTGTAGCTCTGTAGGTTGCAAAATTCTCTCTGTAAGTGTTACAGTAGAGGTTGGTGTGAAGTCACAAGATGCAGCAGATACTAATTCTGTAGTAGCTAACTTCTTGATTACTTCTTTATAACTGATATTGCCTTTTACTGTAATTCCACCGTCATCGATAGTCGAAGCCGAAAGTAGTGCAGCAGCAATATATTCACCAGCAAATTGACCAGCGTAAGTAGTGGTAATATTTGTAGTGGTTGCGAGATTTACTTTTTCTAAACTCATTTTTATTTATTTAATTTATTTAATACTCTATCGAGCGTTGTCCTTACTTTACTTTGAGCAAAAACCTTTTGTTCTACTTGCGCAGATTCTGCTTCAGGGCTGTGCTTAATTGGCTCAGCGGCTGGTGCAGATAATTCTTCTTTGATATTCTTAGAAAGCTCAACGTCATCATCTGACATTTCCTCTTTAGGGGAAACCATAGCTTTGATTTCTTCAATCATAGATTTCATTTCCTCAACAGCAGAAGATAACTCCTCTTTTGTTGCGTATGCCATCTCTTCTTTTTCATCAGCTAAGTCAGAAGTGATTTCTTCACCTTCCTCATCTTCTTTTGCAGGAACTTCATCAGACACCTCTCGGACATCAGCAATAATTCCCTCCTCTTCCACAACTACCAAACGACCATCTTCAAGTAGATATTCGCCAACAGGCATTGCAACTCGCTCATCATCAGTTTTAATGAAAAGCTCTTTTCCTTTCTCAAATGATTCAGCTTCTACAACTGTGCCATTCTCGAGCTTCATTTCTTCAAGTTTGACCTCGATGTTTAGAAGCGTTTTGATATTATTTATCATTTCACTTGATTTCATAACTATATAACGATGTTTAAATTAAAATTTGCATTTTCAGTCTGTCCTTGTGATATTCCCTATGCCTTGAGCCATTATATCTCCTGTACAACATTTTTTTGAATAAGTGTTTGTATCTCTGCATAGACAAGCTCTAGATGCCCCTCTTGGAGATGAATGGCTAGGTATATAGTTTGTGTTTTTTTTATTCATCTGTTAAAACTTTTTTTATCAAAGAAAGTAATTCATCTGCTTCTACTTCCGAAGATTGTTTAACCTCTTTATCAGACTTTTCCATTTTGTCTGCAAAGTAACCTTCAATAGAAAAACCCCTAACTTTATCTGTTTTAACGTATTCATTCCATATTTCATCATTGTCTACTTTTACTGCACCCATCCAAGTCCCAACAGGCACATTCATTCCATACTTTCTTGACTTGTCGTGAACGTCATCTTCGACTAACCAACTTTCAACAAGAGTAAGACCTTGTAAAGCACTTGCGTGTTCTAAAGTAGAATTACCTTGATAGCCATTTTTTAAATATAATTGAGAAGCCTTTGCAATTGTATCTTTTGAGAAATATATATAATACTCATCATCTCCGTTTTTTCGGTAGATAGGCTTGTTTGGTACGAGCAAAGCACCCATTAGTATTTTCTTTTCCTTAGAAACTTCTGCCAATTTTATTTCATCAGAATTTAATGCTACAAAATCCTCTTGTATTGCTGGACTTTCTACAATAGAGATAGCATCAATGCCCATCATCTCTTGTGCCTCGTCTAATATTAATTCAACTATTTTCATATTTATATAACGATTAGATTATTGTTTTTTGTATTTATAAACTAGCCCCTTCTATAATGTTACGTTCTAGGCTTTGCCCTGTTGTTACATCTGATGCAACTACATAAGCTTTAAAAGGACTTTGGTTTTGCCCTGATATAGCATCAGCTAATTGATTAGTCCCTGTTTGACCTACTATGTTAAAAGATGGTATTTGTGCAGCTGATGGTCTTTGGGGACTTCCTGCGCTTACAGTCGGAGCTGCTTTACCTGCTAAAGTTGGAATTTTTGTTGCCTGTATAGCTTGAACTTGTTTAAACCCTGCGACTATTGCGGCCCCTGAAGCAGCGACTCCTAATGCTGGGCCAATTACTGGAATACCAGCTAAAGACTTATAACTGGCTTGAGCAGACTGGAATGTGTTTATAGTAGCAGATGCAATTGCTGCAGCTTTTCCTGCCGCTGTTTCTTTCCCTAATATGGATGCTAAATTATTTAAACCATCTGAAACAATTTTAGTTTTTTGTTCTTGTGTTAATGTCTCCCAATAAATTTCATTTTTAGCATTTTTCTGACTAAGTAAATTAATTTTATCAGATTGAGCTTTTTCTAAAGCCACAACATCAAGACCATTTTCTTTAGCTAATTTAATAAGATTAGCATAATGTTCTTTTACTTTTATTATTTCTAAATTTCTTATATCATCTTCTTGTACTGCTGAAGAATCACGAATTTTTGTTTTTAAATCAGCTAAAGCTTTTTCCGCATCTGATTCTTGTTTTCTTAACTCATCATCTTTTCTTTTTTTCTCATTAGCAGCCCTTGTGTCTTCAGCTTCAATTTGTTTAGAAATTGTATTAACTTCTCTTTGTACTTGTCTAGCAGTATTTGCCCTAGAGGCTTGTTGTCTATTAACAGCTGCAATAGCTTCTGCTTCTTTAGTTAAGTTTTCTTTGTTTGAACGACTAAATGTATTTTCAAGAACCTGAGCATCTCTTCTTAATTCTAAGAACTGTGTTTCTTTATCTAATAATTGGTCTTCTAAAACTTGAGCATCTAATAAAGCTTGTTTTCTTTCTGTTGCAGAAAATTCCTCCTCTTGTCTTGATTTTAATCTTAATAAAGCAATTTCACTTTCTAGTTTACTTCTGTCAACTATTAATCCTCTTTCAATCTTATCAGCTCTAGCCCTCATATCAGCAACTTTAGCTGCTTCTTTTCCTTCTCTTACTTGTTCTTTAATATATTCTTTTGTTGCTGCTGTAGCTTCTTTAATGGAATCAGTAACACTATCTACACCTAAAACAACTTGACCAACAGAATCAGCAGCTATTTTACCAGCTTCAGAAAAATTACCTTTAAAAAGTGCTGAAACAGCTTTACCTAAATTTGGAATTAAATTTAAAAGACCTTTAAGCCTTGTCTCAATGTTATTTTTAATTAAATTAGAAAAATCTTGAATAGCTTTTTTAGGGTTTTCAAATGCAGCAATAATTGCTTCACCTAAATCAGCAAGTAAATCAACTAGGTTTCCAGTAATTGCACCAATAACAGCCATTATTTTTGCAAACTTATTTTGACCTTCTTCACTACCTTTAAAAGCGGCAGTAAGAGATGCAACAACTAAAACTAACGCCCCTAGTCCTGTAGCCATAATTGCACCACCTAGTGTTCTAAATCCTACAGCTAATTTTTTAACACCACCAAGAGCAGATTTAAATCCTGAAACCATTCCGCCTGTTGCTTTATCTGCAGCAGCTTCAACACCTGAAATATCAGTTCCTGTTTCTTTTATTTCTTTGTTTAAATCTTCTACATTTTCTTGAGCATCAGCCGTATTGACTTTCATCTCATATTCTTTGACTATCGCCATTTTATTTCTGTTTTAATTTGCTTATATGCGGACTTGAGGGTTTTGGGTAATGCGTTTTTGCCTTGTGCTATTCTGATATTCTCAGTTTCGCCCTTAGCTATTTTTAAAAGGTCTAGTATATTTTTAATCATTGTACGTTATTTAGAAGTTCTAAGGAGCTTTTGCCATTAGTCAAATCTGTTGTGATACTATTTATCTTATAAGATTGTTGTCCTATAGTCATAAAATCATTCATCTGAAGGTCATAGAGGACTTTTAAGGGCATAAAAGCAGAAACCTTAGTAATTCGCCTTCTTGTGCTAAATACGTCTGTTATATACGTTTTATATTCTTCTTCAAATAAAGTTCCTATAAATGTAGAATCTCCTGTGTATTCATTAATTTCTAAAGAATAATTTAAATTCTTTGTACTTGTGCTTGAGGAAAGCGACAACGAATTAGATGGTATAATATATGCGTTTTCTGAAGCTCCTGCATTTGAAGCTGATTTTAAATATATAGGTGTAACAACATTTGGAGGAGAAGCTGTTGCATTAACTGCGTAAAATATCAATGGCTCACCAAAATAAGGTTGCTGATTACTATCTACAAAAAAACCATATTGAATAGTAGTAGAACCAAAAACAACTGGCGAGGCGTTTTGATTTGATAGCCTTTCAAACATCATATGTTCAAATGGAGCTTCTAAAATGTATTCTTTATTTGGTGCATCAAAATCTTGACCATCTTGTGTATATCTCAACTCACCCCAACCGATGTTATTTGATTCTGTGTATTGATTTGCTAAGAAAGTTTTTGTGCTTTTGTATTTAAAGTTTATTTGTCTAAATGGTAAGGCAACATCTACTGTGCTTTTGGTTATGTCTAAAAATCCGTTGATGTCAAAATTACCTCCACTAGAATTGTTTGTTCTGTCGGCATAGTAACTATCTAAAGTCCTGACAACAATAACCCCAGCACCATTAACAAAAGCTGTAAGATTAAAGATTTTAAATAGCCCTGTAATAAAATCAATAATTCTCATCTTAGGTATTTGTTGAGCTATAACAAAATATAATTCTAAGCTTAATGAATCTACAATATTGCTATTTGTTAATACGTTTGTAAAAGCAACTTGAGGACTTGCATTAGTATCACCAGTAAAAGTTAATTCTATATTTCCTTGTGTAAATTCTAAAGTTTCTGCGGAATTTAATTCTATCGTGTATGTCCCACTTGAAAAAAACTGACTTAAAGTAAATACATCTTCTTGATTAAATTTCTCAAAAAAAGTTTGTCCATTTCTTAATATTCTAATATCATATTTAACATCAGCTTGCTCAGGGGTTATGCTTAAAGCACCCTCAATTATACCCTTAAAAGCTAAAGTTGTGTCTATTATAATATTAGCTCCTGCTCTACCTATTATCGT